CTGCATTACTTTATCATTATATATATGATAATAAAAATAGGTTTCTTTACTAAGAGACTTGAAAGTTGAAGCTAATCCCATTGACTCAACTCCAGCAATGATGCCCAATGATTGCATCTCAGATAAAAAATTATAGTTTAGCTCATTATCTAAGTATTCGTTGCTGAAGTTCGAACCAACTTTCTCCCCCTTGATAATCCTATCAAGAAAGAGAAAAGAGAACAGTTTTTGTATTTTATTTGCTTCTTTTTGTGTCAGATTTTTGATGAAATCAACAGTTCTTAATGAATACGAACCTGGGCTTTTTAATTCACCTGCAAGTATTCTTCCCCATAAATCCTGTAACTTCTCTGAACTACTTGTTGCAGCACTATCTCTCCACCTTAGCAACCAATCATTTTCTATATTTTCGGCAGTAGGCTCAGACTGATCAATTGAAAGTATTTCTTCGGCAACAAATAATGACTTGGCGATATTTATTTCTTTCTGGACTTCATTTGCAATAAGTTGAGTGCTTACTGCATTTTTTAAATTATCGAAATTTATGTAAGGCTCCATTGAACCTGAATTATCATACTCTTGTTTACTTTCTAATGAAATCAGTTTGGGGTTGTTTAGATCATTTAACGAAACGATTGCTTTTCCACTTTTTATGTTCTCAACATCCATCTCTGTTTGAGCCAAAACTAACATTTTTTTCCTTTCCATTTCTAAACTGGCAACTCCCTCCCTACGCATTTGCCAGGGCTTACATAAAGCGCCAATACCTTTTTCTGCTGTGGTTTCCCACAGTTTAGTTACAAGCTTTGAACCAAACATTCTAGGAGATCTCCTGCACCAATTTTAGGTAATAATATAATGCAAAAAATATAACGCACTGATTTTATAATGGAAAGATATCAGAGATCACTGGCATGAGTCTAGACAGAGCAATTTGGGCATAAATGATGACTCAAACGGGAGATATTCTCACGCTACAGTTGTGGCTTTCAGTAAATCCAGTGCCATCTGTTTTTGAGACGGTGACATGTTGTTAAGTAGGGCTTGAACAATCACATCACCCGTTTTCGCACTGGGGCTGAGAGTGTGGGAGAACGTCAGATTCATCACAAACGTATGGCCACACTCGACATCTGAACAGGCGCAGTAAATATCCGCAATCTGCCGGTGCTTCCGGTTTGTTTTACGAATAACAGCCTTTGAGCCGCATTCCGGGCATTCGATTTTCAGAACTCGCATATTCCATGCTCCAGCTGTTAAATGATGCCTGGATTTTAGCCTTTTTCGCCTCATGCCGCATCCTTATCCGTTGATTCTGTGTAACTTAAATCAAAGTTAAGGCGCAGTCTTTCCGGTATTTCGGGATCGTTGTTAACAGCGGTCATAAACCTGCGCTGAATGGGCGCTATCTCGCTTTTCTTGTAAATCCTTTCCGCCTTTTCAACATCCCCCAGACCGGCAGTGTTCTGCGGGACAATTCCTGCCAGTCCTGCCGGAAAGCGGTGCGCGTTGAGAATGTCCTGCGCACTGATGTTTTTGATGTTGGCAAATTCATCTTTTGCGGAGATATCCCCCATTTCAATGAACTTGATCGCATCCCCATCCCCGCCAGGAATGTTCACCAGAATAGTGGAGAAGTTACCGATACCTTTGCTGTCACGCAGTTGCTGTTCAATCTCTTCTTCCATTTCATCCGTCATACTGGGATCACGCGTGTAGAGAATGCCGCCAGTATGAGCGCCGTTGTGGTAGTAGCGGCGGCGAAAAATTACGGCTTCGCTGTTAAGCAATGCCGAGTGTACGCCGCCGATATAGTCGGGCAGTCCGTAAATATGCTGTTGCGGGTCGTACATCTTGATAAAAATGATATCTTCCTGTGGCCATACCTGCGGTTCGCCGTCCTGCAATACCACATAATCGCCGGGCTGGTCTGTGGCGTTGTCCCTGACTTTACGCCGGCGAATATACAAGCCGGGTAAAGGTTCCAGGGCAATCACATCCCCCCATCCGTTGCGGATTTTGCCAATCGCAATATCCCCGAAGGTTGTATAGTCAAACGCTGCGGCTTCCAGCTGGTCGTAAGTCAGGCCACCGCCCAGATAATCAGACACAATCATATTTTTCCGGGCGTGGATGATGCCGCCATGCTGACCGTTCAGATTGATGAGCTGTGCCAGTGCCAGCCGGTCAATCGGCTGGGTAAAGTGATCGGCGGCATTGTCGTACCAGATGTCGCGGTAATCCGTACCGGTGGTCAGCACGGGTTCCGGTTTGCCGAATGTAATGATGCTCATTTTTTTGGACTTATCGCCGCGCGGGTTGCGCTTAACGAAGCGGTTTTTTTTACTCATGCAGCCTCTTTCCTTACACCCCAGCGGGATTTCGGTTTGTTTTCGTAGTTGAGTGGTTCGTTATGCAGGGCGTGGGTAATTGCCCAGAACGCCTCCGCGTGGCCAGTGTCCTGGCTGCGGTCAGCGACAAATGTCATGGCGTTACCGCTTTGCGTGGTGGTGCGGCGTACAGCCATAAAGCTGGCCGGGATCTCTTTCAGGTTCTTGTCCCATTCAATACGCTGACTTTCCACCACGTCCGCCGCTTTCAGTACCAGCTGATTTTTCGTGTTCATGTCGTAACGAATGGCGACGGCCACGCGCATGGCAAAATGCTGGATGTTGTCAAAAACACCCTGGCCAATACCGGTAACGTCCACTCCCAGATAGGTGAAGTTGTATTTTTTAAACAGGAGTTCGATCTGCCTGGCCTGATAGCGGAAGTTCATGCCCTTCCAGTTAATAACCTTCAGAACGCGGAATTTCTCTGCGGCATACATCGGCGGGGCAATAATCACAAAACACGACAAATCGCCGCTGCGTGCCGGGTCAAAGCCTCCCCATACTGGCCTGTCACCAAATGGCCGCGCAGCGTCCGGGTTGTGATCCTGCCAGGTGTCCACTTCCACGCCACAGGCTTCCAGATCTGAAAAACTGAATACGGAATCCTTGCTGTCCACGAACACGCACATATAGAGCATGTTGAAGGTGGCCGTGTTGTAGCGGTTGCGCAGCTTCTCGATGTTGGCCAGGTTGAAGCCACCTGCAATGGCATCTTCCATCGTGATGACATAGCGCCACTGCCCATCCGGGCAAAGCCGTCCGCCGTTGCGCATTTCATCAAAGGACGGGAACTGAGCGGCCGCGCGTTTTTTGCTGCCCTGTTTCCATTCTTCCCCCGTCCAGAACGGGTAAGCCTGGTGCGTTTTGGCCGATGGCGTTGAAAAGTAGGTGGTGCGCCATTTGTCATGGGTGGCCATTGCGCTGGCCACTTCGTTAAGCCTGGCGAAGTTAGGCACCCAGAAATATTCGTCACAGTACAGGTGGCCACTGTAGGACTGTGCTGTGTTTTTGTTGGTTGAGAGAAAACGCAGTTCAGCGCCGTTGCTGAGGCGGATCGGGTTGCCGGTCAGCGTGATGCCAAAATACTGTTCTGCAATGTTGACGATGTAAGACCTGAAGTATTCCGCCTGGACTTTGGAGGCAGACAGGAAGATTTGCGGATCGCCTGTCATGACCGCGTTTTCAAAGGCTTCAAACGCAAAGTACCAGGTGGCACCGATCTGGCGACTTTTAAGGATGTTCCTGACCTGCTGGCCGATGTTTCTGCGCAGGTGTTTCTGGTATTCAAAAAGATGTTCTTCCGCCCAGGAGTCAAAATCTGCCTGGGTCAGAGAAGAAATATCGTTTTTCCTGTTTTTGCGTTTGGGGCGCGGTTCATCGCTGTTGCTGTCCCGCGCAGCTGCCTGACCGTTACTCTGGCCGCTGGCCATCTTTTCTTTATGCTTATTGCTTTGAGCACGCAGCTTTGTGGCGTGGGCAATCAGCATGTCCATTTCTTTCAGGTCGAGATCGGTTTTATTATCGCGGCTGGCCAGCAGCTGGTAGCGGCGTTCAATTGCCTCCTCTGTACTTTCAAAGCTGAGTAAATCCGCCCAGCTGTATTTCTCAGCCCAGTAGTAAACGATCCGCGCATTCGGCAGATTTAATTCTGATGCAATTTCTTTGGGCGTATAGCGGCGCAAATAAAGTGCGCGGACAACGCCTTTTAGTTCTTCTGAGTATTTAGCCATGCGGATAATTATGCCGTGGCTGTTATGAAAAAACGGCGGTGTTAATTCGCGTCTGTTCGGTAATACGTGATAACCGAACTGTTCAGAATAAAGCGTGATGCGGTGGTGGTTTTATTAGGCAATAATTGATTTGCAGCGTCGGTGAATAAATCAGGGGGGATATGTCGCATTTAAAAACTGACTGGCTGTGTGTTGCTACCGAGGGGGATACTGTTGACGGCAGAGATATTAAACGTCAGTGGATTATCGATATGGGGGAAACCTATGACTATAACCACTATGTCGCTTTAATCTGGCCAGAACATGAGGATGATTGCGGTAATTTTGGGGAGGTACTGGAAGCCACCTGGCATGATGGTGAGGATGGACTGGCGCGGCTTTACGTCAGCCTTTGCCCGAATATGCGTCTGATATTCGCCAACCATGAAGATCAGCTCCTGTTCTTCTCGATTGAACCGGAAGAAAACTGGCGCGGTAGTGGGCGTACATACCTCAAGGGGCTGGCGGTGACAGATACTCCCGCCAGTGTTGGCACCACACGGCTGCGCTTTAGTAGTCGGCGCAAAAAATTATCTAAGCAGGGATATTACAGTTGTGTGATTTCCCGTGATGGAAAAATAAAACAGGAAATTCGAATGAAGAACTGGCAAAAATTGTTTGGTATTAAACCGAAGTTTGAAGATGAAACGCCGCCTGATGATACCGCACAGGGTGATGATAAGTTACAGGTGCTGGCCAACGCGGTAAACGAACTGGAAGGCCGTGTGGCCAAAATTGAAAATCAGCTGAATGATGTTCAGGGTGATGTAGATACCATTGCGGAAGTGGTCGATACCGAAGAATTTGCGGCTATTCGTGATAATGCAAAAGATATCGTTCAACGTTTTAACGATCTGGGTAATAAATCAACCCGTACACCAGGGCGCAAGATTTCAGAAAAAGCGGGTAAGTTTAATTTCCTGTAATACGTTCTGACGTTAATTAGTACAAAACATTTTTATTATCGCTTAATAGCGAGGGAGTTTTATGCACCTTAATAATCGTGCACGGGATTTACTGGATAAATATTCGAGTGGTATGGCGCAGCAGTTTGGCGCACGTGATACCAGTCGTTATTTCTCCCTGAATGACCCGCAGGAAAATGCGCTGCGTCTGGCGCTTCTGGAGTCCGTGGAGTTCCTGAACATGATCACCTGTCTGGACGTTGACCAGCTGAGTGGCCAGGTGATTTCTGTTGGTTCCTCCGTGCTGCATACCGGCCGCAGTGAAAATGGCCGTTTTGTTCGTCAGGTCGGCGTGGACGGCAATGACTATTCACTGGTTGAAACGGACAGCTGCGCGGCACTGCGCTGGGATCTGCTTTCGGTCTGGGCCAATGCCGGTAAGGACGAAAACGAGTTTTACAACCTGGTCCAGACGTTCACCACGCAGGCATTTGCGCTGGATATGCTGCGTATTGGTTTTAACGGTAAGAGCCGTGCCAAAACGACGAATCCAACGGATAACCCGAACGGCGAAGATGTCAACATCGGCTGGCATGAGCGTATGAAAACGCTGCTGGGGGGTAATCAGATTATGACCGATCCGGTCGTACTGGATGAAGCCGGGGATTACAAATCACTGGATGCAATGGCTTCAGACCTGATTAACGCCAAGATTCCGGCACAATTCCGCAATGACCCGCGTCTGGTGGTTCTGGTCGGTGCTGATCTGGTTGCTGCTGAACAATACCGACTGTATCAGGCCGCAGACCGCCCGACTGAGAAAATTGCGGCGCAGATGCTGGGCAGCACCATTGCTGGCCGTCCTGCTGTTATCCCGCCGTTTATGCCGGGTAAACGTATGGTCGTTACGCCGCTTTCTAATCTGCATATCTATACCCAGCGCAACACCCGTATGCGTAAAGCGGAATTTGTTGAAGACCGTAAACAGTTCGAAAACAAATACCTGCGCAATGAAGGGTATGCGGTTGAGGTGCCGGAACTGTATGCGGCCATTGATGAATCTGCCGTAACCATCGGCAAGGTTTCCGAACCAGCAGAGGGCTGATAAATGGCTCTTTCTCCCGCGCAGCGTCACAGCCAGCGCATTGCGATGGAACAAAAGCTGAAACGCAGTCAGGCACTGGAAACCACAGAAAGCATGCACCTGTTGATTAACGCGCTGGAAACGGATGTGGAGCATGCCCGTAACCTGCCGACAATCGCGGATCGCGTTGAGTTTAAGCGGGATGTGTTGCTGCCGCGCTGGACACCGACTGTGGAAGCGTATCTGGAAAGCGGGCAGGTGTACGCCAACCCGGTGTTTGCCTGGTGTGTTATCTGGCTGTTTGACGTGGGCGATCTGGATAAGGCGCTGGACTGGGCTGACATTGCAATCAGCCAGCAGCAGGCAACCCCGGATCGGTTGCGCAGCAATTTTCCCACGTTCGTGGCCGATACGATGCTGGCCTGGGCGCAGGAAACATCAGGGCGCGGGGAAAGTGTTGAGCCGTATTTTTCCCGCACATTTGAGCGTGTCGCCAGTACCTGGCGGCTGCATGAACAAGTTACGGCCAAGTGGTTCAAGTTTGCCGGGCTGGAGCTGCTGCGCGGCGAAGATGGCCAGACAACGGCCGCGAGTGTGGACGACATTGAAACGCTGGAGAAAGCCGATCAACTGCTGGCCACCGCAGGAAAATACTATTTAAAAATCGGCGTCAGAACGGCACGGCAGACGATTGCCGCCCGTATCCGAAAACTGACGCAGGGGTAAAGACTACCGCAAGCCAGGCGGACGCGGTGGAGGGCAGAACACTCCGTGTGTCACTGTGCCGTGGAAACCGGTCAGTCCGCCTTTTTCGGGGGAATTATGTTTAGCGGAAAACCGCTGGATTATCAGGATGAGCCGCTGACGAATAACGGGTTCTGGCCAGATCTGAATCTGAAGGACTTTCAGGCGCAGCGGTCACTGCCAGCCGATATCGACGCGGACACCATCAGTCAGGCGCTGCTGGCCGCAGTCGCGGAGGTGAATGCCGAGCTGGAAAACGTGGAGGCCAGCTGGAAAGCAAAAGGCCACACGCTGGCAGCAGATGTTCCGGGCGTAAAAATGGGTGGGCTTAACAGTCTGTGTGCCCAGTACATGAAAGCGGTATTTGCCAGGGCAAAAGCGGATCTGCTGGGGGAGTTCGCCACTGTCGGGCGACGTGATACCCATCCGGGGCAGGAGAGCATGGAAACCCGCGCCGGGCTACTGGCTGAGGCTTCAGTGGTTATCCGTCGCATGAAGGGACTTAAACGGGCAACGGTGAAAAAAGTATGAGCCAGACACAGCTTGAGAGCCTGACCGCATTTTTTCAGCAAAACGTACCGCTGCGCGCCATGCAGTCATTTGACAGTGTGCTGGATGAAATGAAGTTCATCCCAGCCGCGAAGGACTACGGGCTGGGACAGTACCGCCAGGCGGTGATTCGCTATGACGCGGTAATCAGCTGGCAGCGTTTCCCGTACCGCCTGTGTCCGCCGCAGTTGCTTATGTCGCTGCTGGCCGCGTGGCTGGATGAGGCTGACAGGGAATTACTGGATGAAGTCGGCCTGACTGAAGCTGAACCGGACTGGGATGTGTCAGTGGAGGATGAGGAAACCGCCACCATTGTACTGACCGTACCAATGGCGGAAGAACTGGTGATCAGGGAGGACGAAAACGGGGCGATCCCGTGGCAGGGGAAACGCTGGTCGCTGGTTAACCCTGAGGTCTGGATAGCGATCACCGCCAATATTTATGGCGTGGATGAAACCGGTGCGCCGGTAGGCGGTAACGAATGATTGCCGGTGGTGAGCTGAATAAAAAGCAGCTTGCAGAGTTGCGTAAATCACTGGCCAGCATGGAGCTGCCGCCCAAAAAGCGCCAGCGCCTTATCTGGAGGCTGGCCAAATACGGCGTGATTGCCGCCGTAAAACGGCACGTTCGCAATCAGGAAGCGCCGGATGGTCAGAAGTGGCCGGGGCGTAAAACGAAGCGCAAAGGAAAGATGCTGCGGAACCTGCCAAAACTGCTGCATATCCGTGAAATGCCAGAGATTCAGGCGGTGCGGATTTATTTGCAGGGCGGTGGCTACCGGAACGGGGAAACGCCGGTACCGGCCGGGACAGTCGGATATGCGCAACAAAACGGGATGCGTGTCAGTGTCAGCCGTCGCAGCCAGCCACGGAAGGCGGAGGCCGGAAAAATGGCCACGCCAGCCCAGGCCAAAAAACTGCGGGCGCTGGGGTACCGGGTACGTACCGGTAAACGCTGGAAAAAGCCCACGCTGGGCGAGTTAACCCAAACGATGCCATACAGCCGGGCGGGGTTACTGATTCGAAAACTCAGCGGTAAAGCGGTGAAAACCAGCTGGACAGTGGATCTTCCTGCCCGTGTCTTTCTGGGCATGAGTGACGATGAATTTGATAACGCGCTGGCGCGTCAGCTTCAGGCCATCGGCTTTGGCTGGGATGTTAAGGCGCAGGATATTAAGGGGAAAACATGACCTGGCCAAACGTGACCGTGAACCAGGTAAACCAGCTGCTGGGTGAAACCAATGAAGTGGAGCGCACGCTGCTGTTTATCGGTACGGGTACCAAAAATGTGGGGAAAACGCTGGCGGTGAATGCCCAGAGTGACTTTGATGCACTGCTGGGAGAGGGGGAAAGCCCGCTGAAAAACGATGTTCTGGCGGCACTGGCAAACGCCGGTCAGAACTGGTGGGGATTTATTCATGTGCTGTCCGCAGATGCTGAGGACGATGCCTGGGTGAAAGCGGTTCTGGCCGCACAGGTAGTGTGTTCGGTGGAAGGTGTGGTGCTGTCCAGTGATGTGACGGCAAAAGCCCAGGTGAATCAGGCAGTGACGTTACGATCCACGCTGATTTCCAAATATGGGCGCTGGGTGTGGTTCATCCTGGCCGTGCAGGGAATACAGGAAGAAGAAGCCCAGGCGGATTACCTGACCCGTGTGTCTGCCATCCAGGACGGTATTGCAGAGAAGGCTGTGCAGCTGGTCCCGCGTCTGTGGGGAAATGAGCCGGGTGTGCTGGCTGGCCGTCTGTGCAGCCGTGCCGTGACTATCGCGGACAGTCCCGCCCGTGTGAAAACTGGGGCGCTGTTGAATCTGGGCAGTGATGAAATGCCGGTTGATGGTACCGGAGCGGTACTGGAGCTGGCCACGCTTCAGGCACTGGAATCGCAGCGCTTTAGTGTGCCGATGTGGTACCCGGATTATGACGGTTTTTACTGGGCTGACGGGCGAACGCTGGATGTGGAAGGCGGCGATTACCAGTCGATTGAAACCCTGCGAGTTGCCGATAAAGCAGCGCGTCGTGTACGTCTGCTGGCTATCAGCAAAATTGCGGATCGTTCACTCAACAGCACACCGGGCAGCATTGCTGCACACCAGACGCTGTTTGCACGTCCACTGCGTGAAATGTCCACAGCGGCCAGTATCAATGGCGTGTCATTTCCGGGGGAAGTGAAGCCGCCGCAGGAGGGTGATGTGACCATTGTCTGGAAGAACAAAAAGACGGTGGATATTTATCTTGTGGTACGCACCTGGGAAGTTCCGCTGCAAATCACCATCAGTCTGTTACTGGATGCCAGTCTGGAGGGCGCTGCATGAGTAAACGTATTTCGGGTATGTCGTTTGATACCTATCTTGATGGCGATCTGATCCATATCGAGAAAATCACACTCGATATCACGGATAACAGCGCCGCCGCCCAGACCCGTGGTGTGCCGGATGGCCATGTCGATGGTGATGTAGCCGCAGAGGGAGAAATTGAAGTCAGCTCCAAGGTGCTGGGCGTACTGACGGCCAAAGCCCGCGCCGCAGGTTCGTGGCGTGGTATTCCGCCGCTGGATTTTCTTTTCTATGCCAAAGCGGGCAGCGAAGAAATGAAAGTGGAATCGTTCGGTAACAAACTCCAGCTGAGTAATCTGCTGGATATCGATCCAAAGGGCGGCGGTGTGGCGACGCACAAAATCAAATATTTTGTGACCAGTCCCAAGTTCGTGAACATCAACGGTGTGCCGTATCTGGAAACGGAAGCCACGGAAAACCTGATCGGATAAGGAAGCCGGAATGCAGGAACATGAAAAGAGCCTTTATTCACTGCTGATTATGGGGGCGCTCATTGCTGTTGCGAAGGTGCTGGCCAGTGATGATCCCATTACACCGCGCCTGTTTATCAGCCGTGTGATCCTGGGCAGTTTTGTTTCAGTCATCGCTGGCGCGGTGCTGATTCAAATCCCGGAGGCCAGCCCGCTGGCAATTCAGGGACTGGGGGCAGCGCTGGGTATTGCAGGTTATCAGGCTGTTGAAATGTGGCTGCGCAGACGTGCAGCGGGAAAGAAGAACGGGAGCGTGACAAATGACCCTGAGTGAAAAGCAGCAGCTGTTTACCGTCATGGTGGCCAACCTGATCCACTGGGCAGAAGAACGCGGCTACCGGCTGACGTTTGGTGAAGCGTACCGCACCCCGGAACAGGCGGCGCTGAACGCGAAGAAGGGCAGCGGCATTTCGAACAGTCTGCACACCCAGCGTCTGGCCGTGGATTTTAATCTGTTTGTGAATGGCCAGTACCAGACCCGTACAGAGGACTATCTGCCGTTGGGTGAATACTGGGAATCACTGGGCGGAAGCTGGGGCGGGCGCTTCAAATCCAGACCGGATGGTAATCATTTCAGCCTGGAACATAACGGGGTGCGCTGATGACTCACGCGCAATGGCTGGTTGTGGTGGCGCTGGCGTTTGTCTGGGGCTGGCTGACCGCTGACTGGCGGCGCGACAGCCTGGAGCTGGTAATCAACACGGCGGCGCAGGTGGCGGGTAATGAATCGCGAAAGGTGATGCAGGGCATTGCCAGTGATTCCGCCAGGTCGCTGGAAGATAAACTGGAGGCGCTAAGAAATGCGCAACCGCGAGAGATCCGCACGGAAGTGCTTAAGCCGGTTTTTACTAACAGTTGCCTGTCTGATGAGTTTGTCAGCATGTACAACAGCGCCGTCGCCGGTACCGAACGTGCGTTATCAGGAAAACCTGAAAACACGATGCGCCACGCAGCTGCCGCGCCTGAACGGGGCAACAGGTAAAGATGCAGCGGAACTGCTGACTGTTTACCTTGAAATATATGGCCAGTGTGCGGCGCGTCATAATCAGTTAGTCGATGATATTAATTTAAGAGAGCGTGTTATTTATGGAACAAATTAAACTGAGTGTTTGTGGTGCAGATATTGTTTTTGAACCTAATCAGACTGCTTACAATAAACTGATTAATGAAATGGCAATGGATAATAAAGTTGCACCTGCAAATAATTATCTGATGCGTATTGTTACCCCTGAAACGAAAGAAGCTCTGATTGACGTATTAAAACGTCCGGGTGCAGCGTTGCAACTGGTCAGTAAGGTTAATGATATTTACGCGCCGGAACTGGAGATTGAAGTAAAAAACTGACAAAGCGAGTCCATGATATTGAACGAAATGGACTCGAACAGTATTTAATTCTTCGCCGTCATTATTTACCACATGGTCAGGATTCTGTTGACGATATTGCCGCCGCTATATGGCTGGATAACCGTCACTGGGAATATACGGGAATAGCCGTGGCTAATGGCGTGGCTAAAGCATTTAAAGGCACTGAATGAAACAGTTAGATTTTACATTAAGCCTTATTGATAAATTGTCCCTCCCGTTAAAACAGGCGCAGGGCAACGTAACGGGCTTTGCTGAAAAATCAAAAGAAGCCTTTATGCAGACTGGTGGCGGTGTTCTGGCGCTGGCGGGTACAGGGATGGCCATTAAAGGTGCGCTGATGCCCGCTATTGAAATGTATGACGCGCTGAATGATGCGGCCGCAAAAGGGATCGATGATTCTGCTCTTAAGGCCGTTCAGCGTGATGCGCTGCGCTTCAGTACAACCTACGGCGCCAGTGCGGTGGAGTTTGTCCAGTCCACGGAAAGTATAAACGCCTCCATTGCCGGGCTGACCGGGAATGAGCTGCCGAAAGTGACGAAAGTCGCCAATACCCTGGCGTTTGCGCTCAAATCCACCGCAGCGGAAACCGCTGAGTTTATGGGGCAGATGTTCGGTAACTTTTCCGCCGATGCCAACCGGCTGGGAAAGGTTGAGTTTGCTGAACAACTGGCCGGAAAAATGGTGTACATGCGCAAAACCTTTGGCACGGAAATGGCTGCTATCAAGGATTTGATGGAAGGGGCGCGCGGCGTGGGTACTAACTACGGCGTGGGACTGGATGAACAGCTGGCCGTGCTGGGACAGCTTCAGCGGACACTGGGCACGGAAGCCAGCAGCGCTTATGAAGGCTTCATGACCGGAGCCATTGAGGGCGGTAAAAAGCTGGGACTGTCCTTCACGGATTCCACCGGCAAAATGCTGTCCATGCCTGAAATGCTGATCAAGTTACAGGGCAAGTATGGCAAAAGTCTGGAAGGGAATCTGAAAGCCCAGGCTGAACTGGATGCGGCATTTGGTGACAGTTCTGCGGTGGTGAAACACCTTTATGGCAATGTGGCGCTGCTTCAGCGCAATATCACAGAACTGGGCGGTGCAGATGGTCTGAAGCGTACCCAGGAAATGGCGCAGAAAATGGTGAAGCCGTGGGATCGCTTTGTCGCAATCCTGAAGGCTATCCAAACCGTGATTGGCCTGACGCTGATCCCGGTGCTCTATCCAGTTCTGAACCGCCTGGCTGATATGGGGCAGACTTTTGCCCGCTGGATGCAGCTGTTTCCCAACATTGCGCGTGTTGTCGGGTATGCGGCAATGGCCTTGCTCAGCTTTGCGGCTGTGGGTGCTGTCGCCAATATTGTTATGGGTGCCTCTAAATTCATCATGATGGGGTTGCGCGGGATCTGGGTGGCGCTGATGGCCGTCACGAAAATTTACACTGCCACTGTCTGGCTGGGAAACATTGCCGTTGTTGCCTGGAACGCCACGCTGAAATTTCTGCGCGGTACGTTGCTGGCGGTTCGTATGGCGGCAATGATGGCCGGGATAGGTATCAATCTGATGAGCTGGCCGATCCTGCTGGTGATTGGTGCCGTCGCCTTACTTGCTGCCGGTTGCTGGCTGCTGATTAAGCACTGGGACACGGTAAAGAACGCGGTCATGGATACCGCTGCATTTCAGGCATGCGCCAGTGTAGTGGAATGGCTGGCCGGGGTGTTTACTTCAGCCTGGCAGTTTATCAGCGAAGGATGGAACAGTTTTATTTCCATGCTGACCGGGTTTTCTCCTTCACAGGCATTAAGCGGTCTGGCCACGGGTATTGTTTCGTTGTTTGATAATGTCTGGCTATCCGTTAAAAACGGTTTTCTGAAGTCGTGGAACTGGATTGTTGAGAAACTGAATAAAATCCCCGGTGTGGATATATCAATGGCCAGTACCACTTCACCACCATTAACTGGAAATACGTTGTCAACGGGTGGAGAGATAAAAGGAATTGATAAGGGCGGGATAAATAAAACAATCAGTAGCAATTCTAAATCAGTCACTGATAACAGCAAAAAAATAGGGGAGGTTCATTTCCATACCAAAGAAGCGATGTCCCCTGGTCAGTTAATGGAATGGCAGGAGCTAAATGCGTGAATGAACCACTTTATATAGATTTGCTGATCCTGAAGGGTGATTTTGTTCTGAATACCGGATATGAACCTGAACTGTGTAATAACCGTAAAAGTATCGGGCAGGACATTATTCACGCCATTATTGAGAGCGGACTGGCAACCGAACTGATTGCTGAACGCAGCCCAACAATGCGGGCGGATATTTTTACCCGTATGGAATTATTGATTGAAGATGATGAACGGATTATTCCGGGAACTGTAGAAATCAGTGAGGAAAGCCAGAAACGTTTATGGATAACTGCCAGCACCTATGACTTTGGCGGAATTTCTGCGCAGGTGGATTTATGACGGAAAAACCGCAGGTTGATTTTGAGGAAGTGGTGAAGGCCAGCGGGATGCCGGTGACGGAATCTGAAGTGCGGGATCGCTTTAATGCGATTGCGGCTGAGGAAGGAATGATCACCAACACATCCCGCATGTCACCGTTCTGGCGGTTAGTCACGGCCATTGTGACTGCGCCGGTGATGTGGCTGAAAGAGGTTCTGGTGTCCACAGTGCTGGCTAATATGTTTGTGGCCACGGCCAGCGGGAGCATGTTGCGTCTGCTGGCCTGGGCGGTGAACGTGACGGCGAAACCCGCCAGCGCTGCGCAGGGTGTGATCCGTTTCTTTAAGGAAGATGCCAAAGCTGTTGTGACGGTGAAGGCCGGGACGGTTATCCAGACTGAACGCATTAACGGCAGGGTTTACGAACTGGCGACCACAGGCGATGTGGTGATCCCTTCCGGCACGGTCAGCGCATTGCTGCCGGTGAAAGCCACCGGAACCGGGGGAGCCTATAACCTTGCGCCAGGGTATTACCGCATTTTGCCTGTGGCCGTGGATGGTATCAGCCATGTGGCCAGTGAGGAAAACTGGCTGACAGTGCCGGGTGCTGATGAAGAAAGTGATGATGAACTGCGTGAACGCTGCCGGAACCAGTTTAACCTGGTGGGTAATTACCACACGGATGCGGTTTACCGTTCAATGATTGCCGGTGTTGCCGGGCTGAGTATTGACCGGATTTTCTTTGAGCATGAAGCGCCGAGGGGGCCAGGTACCGCAAACGCGTATTTGTTGCTGGACAGCGGGGTAGCTTCTGCGCCGTTTGTGAATGCGGTGAATGATTACATCAACACGCAGGGGCATCACGGCCACGGCGATGATATGCAGTGTTACGCCATGCCGGAAACCCTTCACGATCTGGCCGTGACGGTGTACGTCAGAAATCTGACCAACCTGACAGACGACGAACAGAACAGCCTGAAGAACGGGATTGAAAACCTGATCCGCTGTGCTTTTCGTGAGAATGCGGATTTTGACGTCAGAAAGACGTGGCCATATTCGCGCTTCTCATTTTCTCAGCTGGGACGCGAGATCCACAAAACCTTTTCACTGGCGGATTCGCTGGCTTTTTCACTGGGTGACATTACCAGTGAGCTGAATGTGCCGCGCCTGAAATCACTGGTAGTGAGTCTTGAAAATGAATGAGTTCATGAAAAAGCTGGCCGGAATGGTGCTTCCTTCCTGGATGAACCAGGGGGAGCCGAAAAAACTGCGGAATACAGCGCGGCGATTCTGGGCGGAGGTTTACGGCTGGATAACTTGGCCGATGAATCAGTTTGATCCGCTGACCTGCACACCGGCATTGCTGAACCTGCTGGCCTATGACCGCGATATTACCCGTTTTGACGGGGAGCCATTAAACCTCTTTCGCAAGCGCGTGGCGTACGCCTTTATTAATGCGCGTGATGCCGGTTCGGTAGCGGGATTTATCAATATTTTTGAACGGCTTGGTATTGGGTATGTGGAGCTGCTGGAGCGCCAGCCAGACATTGACTGGGATGTGATTCTGGTTCGCGTCACTGACAGTCAGATCGCGGACAACACGCAGTTGCTTATCCAGATAATCCGCCAGTACGGGCGAACCTGTCGCCGCTATCAGTTTGAAGTGATCACATCTGAAAAGCTGGCCATCCGGGCTGGATGGGATCAGGGGGAATACGTGGTTTATCCGGCAACGTTAAGCGGTATGGAAACCCACAGCGCGACATTCAGCGCGGGTTTGTAAGGAGTTTTATATGTCACAGACAGCTATCACGCTGGCATTTGAACACTGGAAAGCGCAGCAGGGTGCTACTGGCGAACCAGTGGTGCTTGATGAATTTGTGTTTGCCAGTGTGCCCGGACTGAACCCTGATGCCCCCATTGACCGAAATGAAAAACTGCCACCGGCTGCACAGATTGTTTACCGGCAGCCCGTTACCCGCACCGGTGTGGTGAATGAAAACGGAGTGGTGTACTCCGCCGTACTGGGGGCAGATGTGGGGGATTTCAGTTTTAACTGGATCGGTCTGCTGAATAAAGCCAGCGGAACGCTGGCGATGATTGTTTATGCACCGGTGCAGCAAAAGCTGAAAACAAAAGAAGGCCAGCAGGGTAACGTCCTTACCCGCTCATTCCTGATGGAATACAACGGCGCCCAGACCGAAACCGGAATTACTACACCGGCTGAGACGTGGCAGATCGATTTCACTGCGCGTATGGCCGGAATGGATGAACGCCAGCGCCTGGAAAACGTGGACATTTACGGCACAGCGGCGTTTTTCGGTGATGGCTGGCTGGTCAGCAAAACCGGTAATCAGTTTTTCTTGACTAAAGGCACCGGCTATGTGGCGGGGTTACGTGCGTCACTGGCGGCAAACCAGAATATTGCTGTTACCGCAAAGCCGGTAAAAGTCTGGCTGGATGTGTGCTGGGCGGGAGCGCTGACCAGTGTCTGGAATGTTCAGAGCAAGATTACCGTAGCGGAAAACCTGGCTGATTATGTGCAGAACGGCGTAAAGCATTACGTGTTTGCGGTGGCCAGCATTGATGCGAATGGAAATATCAACGATTTGCGGCCAAAAGGGACGCTGAATGAGCAACAGGCAAGCAACGATTATCTGCGTAAAGATGCCAGTCTTGCTGATGTAAAAGACAAACCAAAAGCGCGAAAAAACCTTGCGCTTGGAGAGCTGGCGACCCTCGACAGAAATGATGTGTTGCCGGTGGGGATACCGGTACCCTGGCCAACGGATACGCCACCAACCGGATGGACATTGATGCAAGGACAGGCTTTTGATAAATCGGCTTATCCATTGCTCGCGGGTGCGTATCCTTCCGGGATCATACCTGATATGCGTGGCTGGATAATTAAAGGGAAACCGGCCAGCGGCCGTGCAGTGCTTTCACAGGAACTGGATGGCATCAAGTCACATACTCACAGCGCAAGTGCATCAAATACGGACTTAGGCACTAAATCAAGCAGTGCCTTTGATTACGGTACTAAAACGGTCAGCACATTTGACTATGGCACTAAAACCACTAACAGCACCGGAGAGCATGCGCACGGTATAGCTGTTGGTAACACTGGTGCAGGTAATGGCGTTTCAGCGGGTTATAACTCAGGACTGGGCAATGGAAAGACGGGGAGTGCAGGAGCGCACGCCCATACGGTTGGTATTGGCGCTCATAACCACACCGTCGGAATTGGTGCTCACAGTCACACGGTGGCAATTGGTGCTCATGGGCACACCATTACTGTGAACGCTGCTGGTAACGCAGAAAACACTGTTAAAAACATTGCTTATAACTACATTGTGAGGCTTGCCTGATGACTTTCAAAATGACCGACCAGGATCGGATTATCACTGTTTACAACCTGCTGGAGAGCACCCGGGAATTTATTGGCAAAGGTGATGCGTTCATTCCTGCCTATACCGGCTTACCAGCCAATTGCACCACGATAGAACCTCCGAAAGCAAAAGCCGGGTTTACTGCCGTTTTTGATGCTGAGAATCAGGAATGGATTCTCAGTGAAGACCATCGCGGTGAGGTGGTTTTTAGCACCGAAACGGGGCTTGAAGTTACGATCACGGAGCCAGGTACTTATCCGGACGGAACGACCACTATTGCCCCGGAAAATCCGTGTCAGAAATGGGACGGTGGCGCATGGGTCGATGATGAAGATGCGGCGCGTGAAGCGCAGGTTAATGAAGCGGAAGCACATAAGAAAACCCTGCTTAATCTGGCAAACGGGGCTATTGCGACATTACAGGATGCCGTTGATCTTGATATGGCAACGGACGACGAAAAACAGAGCCTGGTTGAGTTCAAAAAATTCCGTGTGCTGTTAAGTCGTATTAACCCGGAAGATGCACCAGATATTGTCTGGCCGGAGGTACCGGGTAATGTGGCGTGATGCTCGTCTGGCCTTCACGGATTCGCTGGCTGCGTTAAGTTGTTCCATTGTTCCTGCGCATCCGTGGATCCACGGACTGGGGCAGCAGACAGAAAATGGGGCATATCTCAGTCCGGTGAATGCTGTCAGATACCTAGCGGAAAGGCTGGCCGGATCCGCTGGTCATGCTGACGTGGTGATCATGATGGTCACTGGCCAGACGCAGGAGAATTTTATGACCCGCCTTAACGGTCTGGTTGATGTTTTCCCGGCACCGGCATTCACTCAGGTCAGGCGTCTGGCGCAATCCGCTGCGGCGCTGGCCATCGAAAAAATGCAGATTCCCGCGAAAAGCGGGGCAGGGTTGCCGGTTGCCATTCCGCTGTCTGTGCCAACCACCAGGGAGGCATTGTCCGCAGCAGCTGTCAGTCAGGCACAAAAAACGGCCAGTGCAGGATTCAGCCTGGACGGGTTAAAGCAGCAACTGGGTGAGTTTGCGCAACTGCGTGACAAACTTATCAGTGATGTGTCCAGCGGGCTGGATGATTTACGGGGGAAAAGCGCCAGAGCCTGGGTGTTTACGGGCAACGGCGACACAGCCACCACGTTGCTGGAGCTGGTAAAAGATATTCCGCAGCCGTCAGCCGTTTATACGGCGGCGGTGATGCTGGTTGGCGATAATCTGGATGGAATAAAAGGAATGATTCATGACTTCGATCCCAACGCTGGCGCTTAATGGTGAAGCCATACCGCTGAAGAATATTCGTGTGACTGTCTCGCAGCAGTTTCAGGATAAAGACCAGTCCGGGCAGACCAGCGCCACGACCAAATCAGAGCAGGGTGCAAAGGGAAAAGAGCTGCGTATCAGTGGCGAAATACCATTTAAAAAGCCGGAGATCCTGAAGCGTATTTTTGAGCTGGCCAGCGCCACCGATACCGGAGGCAATCGCCAGAAATACCGTGTTGCCCACGAGGTGGCCAGAGCCGTTAATTTTCGTGAGGCAACGTTCAGCGGAACGCTGGATGCCCCACAGCAGGACGGGAAAATGGCCTGGCTGGTCACGTTTACGCTAGCAGAGCATATCAGCGTGCAGGAAAAGCGGGAAGCCCGGGCAATAGGCAAAACGTCTGCCCAAAAACAGACTGCCGGTAATGCGGGACAGCCTGGCAGTAAGAGTGCCGGGGAAGATGAAGAAAAACTGACGTGGTTTGAAAAACGAGTGCTGAAACCCGTCAATGATGCTTTGGGTTAATGATGAAACCAGTTAAACGCCTGTACCTTTCAACGGATGAAGTTCACCTGGCTGAGGCCAGCCTAGTGCTGGAGCTGAACAGCTGCGGCCGGGGATTTATCACTGCACAGACAGCCACGGATTACACCGGGAAACTGGTACGGCTGGATGTGGGATATTCCGATCTGCTTTTGCGCTGGTTTACAGGTTATGTGGAACGCTCACAACCTGCCGAAAACGGTTTTCATCGTCTGTTTGTGCGCGAGCTGGTCGGCGTATTTGAAAGGATGTGGCCATGTTCATTTCAGCATCCCACTTTGCGCAAGGTAGCCAGCTGGCTGGAGGAAAACAGCGGAATTGCTGTCAGTGTGCCGGATGCCCCATACAGCGATAAACCGATCCCCCATTTCACCCACAATGGCACTGGCTATCAGTTGCTGAATAATCTGGGCAGAGCATTCAGTATCCCGGATTACATCTGGTACCAGTTGCCGGATGGTTCTCTGTATGTGGGCGGCGCGGAAAAAGCGCTGTTTGCCGGTCGTCCGGTCGATATCCCGGCAGAGTTCAGCCAGGGGGCGGCTGGCGGTAATTCCATGACGCTGCCGGTGATCCAGAGTCTGCGGCCGGGTGTGGAGCTGAACGGGGAGCGCGTGACCAAAGTTCATCTGACCAATGACACCATGGCCATCACCTGGACACCCAGAAACCGCGCAACAGGTCAGCCATTACAGAAAACACCTGCACAGCGCCAGATTGAAAGCCATTACCCGGAACTGGCTTCCGGGCTGCATCTGCCAAAACTGGCCAGAGTGGTGGCACCCAGCGAGGAGGTGAAAAGCGGTAATTTTGCCGACCCGTTCCGGCCGCGCTATGCCGTTGATGTGCAGCTGCTTGATGCAGACGGCAACCCGGACAACCAGACGCCGGTTTATTCTGCGGTGCCGCTGCCGGTACCTATGGCCGGGAATGACTCTGGCATGTTCCAGTTCCCACCAGAAGGGACGCTGGTTGAAGTTGCGTTTACCGGAGGCCGCCCGGATAAACCGTTTATCAGGCAGACACTGCCGGATGGTACCAGCCTGCCGGATGTTAAGCCCGGTGAGCAGCTGCAACAGCAGCGGGCTGAAGTGTCGCAGCGTGTTACCCAGGCTGGCGACTGGGTGAGGCAGACCGATCAGACCATCAGCGAAACATCGATGGCGCGGACGGTTAAAGCCGATACGGAACAGCGTGATCTGGTCACTCGTGAAACCACGGTTAAAGCCACTGATAAGACTACGGTGCTGGGTACCTCCACCCTGATGGCGGGAGCCATTCAACAGGTGAGTGCCGGTGATTTTAGCCAGGCCGTGAAGGGTAACAGACTGGCCAGTATTGAAGGCAATGACGAAACCGATATTTCCGGGAAACAGTCCACTAAGGTGGCCGGAACCGTGGATGTTGATGTGGGGGGAACCCTGACTGAAAAGATTGCTGCATTACGCAAATCTGTGGCATCGGGCGGTCAGCAGATTATGGGGCCAACCGTCCATATTGGCAGTGAGAGCGTCAACACCCTGACCATGATGCTGGACACCATTGATTTACTGGCAGAGCTGGCGCAGCAGTGTGCGAGCCATTCACACCCCAGCGTGGGTACGCCAACCAATGCCGGCGCATTTACCCAGACAGCAGAGAAGGCCGGACAGACCCGGAGTAAGTACCAGAAAATAATCGCCTGATCATCCCATCGGCCCGCGCATGTTACGGGCTTTTTTGTACCCATCCCCAGACCCCACAAGACGCATTCTAAGCGCTTCTTTCATCTGACCACTACCGCGCAAGACCACAAAAGGATCTGTGCTGTCACGCTACGCTGACGGCGTTACACGCTGACAAAATAAATCTTTCGGAGACAAAAACGGCACTACACCGCACCCGCCTGCGGTTTCTGGATCGATAAAATTTTTCAGTTTTCTTTTTCTACAAACCCGAGCACCAGACAGCGCCAGTTCTGGCAGCTTTGCGGAAAACCAGAACTGAAAAGTATGAAAGGAATTTCAGTATTTTTCAGTGAAAAAGATTAGTGAAGGAGCACTTATTGGTTGTAACCAACAGATAAACAAGAAAAAATGATTTTTTTGTGAGTTTTGTAAATTGATAGCTTGTGATAATAGGTTATCGAAGGAAGCCCACATCTGAGAGTTGGTGCGGGCTGGTTAGAAGTTTACATAATCAACAGAACTGAAATTTTCTAAAATTTAAAGTGCACTGTTCCGATTTTAGGTTTTATTAATTCATCAGTTTCTTTTGCTTTGCAGCAGACGTAATTACCTTTTTATTTATAGTAAATACATTTATTTCTGGCACGGATGTATAATCACCATCATCAGTGATGATATTCGTAATGCCATGGTTTAACATAGTTTCATGAATCATGAGGTCATAACCATCTAAGGTATTTCCAGTCATTTTTGATGCACAAGCATCTGTTAATTTTTGGCATATTGTTAAGTCAACTTGCGGTGCAATCTGTTTTACTTGAGCCCACGAAACCTCAACTTCTTTCATTGCAAGTTGCCTTTCCTTTGCATATTTATGCCTGAATTCCTTAGTCCTAATATTTGATTTTATTGTTGCCTCGTGTATTTCTCTTTCAGTGGACTCAATTATATGTGCGAGTTCGGCTAAAGATAAGCCAGAGTGAAACAGTTGTGAGTTGTTAGAAATACAATCGCTAATAAAATTAACGTAGGTATTTAGATACTGTCTGTTAGACGGTATGCCTTTTGTATAAGTCATCCAATACCAAACATT